GCAAAGGCAGACGGTCTTGGTTATGTCCCTCTCCCTGAGGAGTTGCGTCAGAAGGCACTTGCTGCAGTGGAAACGCTAAAGTGAATTCCATAAAACTGGAAAAAATTTTTCCGCAATTTTTTTGCTAAAAAAGTCAACCAGTTTTCTTTAATCTTTGATTGATATAATTATCATCTTTCTTATAGAGATTCTGTTTCCTAAAATCATTTACAAATGATTGGAAGAAAGCAGGTTTAAGAAGATAAATTTCTCTCTTCTTTTCGTTCTCTCTAAACAAATTTTCAGCAACGGTGACGGGACTACAAATCTCGTTACCGTTTTTTATTGTCATGTTACCATCTATATTAATTTTATGTTGTCCATTGTAGAATGTCTCATCCACATGTAGACCAGCAGGATACTGTCCAATCTTTATAGTTTCATAGTGATCTATATCTGTATATGGATTATCATACTCTGATGCCAACACTTTTTCCATCTCAAGGTTAGTCATAGGCCAGTCGTACTGTGCATTGACCAAGTTATTAGTCAAAAGAATGACCCAATCATAAAATGGATCCCCGTATGCTCTCAAAGCTAGAGAATCTGGACGCTCTCCATCTACAATCGCATACTTCTTGAAGAAGACAGCGTAGGAGAATACATCTTCATTTACTTTGTACCTACGAAAGAAATTCTTTGCAGTTACAAATGCAGACTCTGAGAAAGGATAACTGATAGGTTTCTCATCATATGAAATGTCAGGTAGGATAGAAAAATACATTTACTTTACTCTCTCCATGTTTACATCTATTTTTCCATAGAAAACACTCATGTATCCATCTGGTTGTAGTGCAACAGCCTCTGGATGTTCTTCTAGAATTTCATGTGCCATGACACCACGATATCTGGTATCAGGTGCTGACTTATAGTTCCATTCGTATATATTGATGCCAGATGGTGAGTTTCCTACCTTAGTAATGTTCTCTTTCAATCTAACATCACTTGACATAGGACCATACTGTTGACCTGATGGTGCTGTATTATAGAAATCTGGATCTAAAGTAGGATCAATATCTTCAGCAAAGACGAGTTTTGTTTCTAGGAAACTAATGTTTATCTCAACAGCAACAGGAAATGTATTGTTCAAAGATGCATAATTGTTATCAGGTGTGTAATTTACTTTAAAGTCTGTGATAGCACACTTCTTGTATCTTGGTAAAAATGCGTGAGGTGCTGATCCTGTCATGTATGATACTTGACATACCATAGGCACTTTAATAAATCCTGCTTGTATAGCACCATTTTGATCATCTTGGAAACCAAATACTTTGGCATCACCAAGAGCATATCTTGGTAACATTGCTTTTTTAAAGTTGTTTATGATCTGATCAATCTGTTCAGAGTCCTCTACACTATATGGTGCCATCTTAAACGTGAGATCAAAAGTTCTCAGGTTCATTTTCTCAAATAATAATTCTGTGTTTGGATTTCTAACAACACCAGAGATACCACCAAAAACATCATCAGCAGTAATAGAATCTCCAGTAATACCACTGGATAACTTTGTAATTGTAGAAGCCGCAGCATTAATTGGAGCTTTGTTTAAGGAGTCTCCTAAAGTTTTAAAAGCTTGTCCTACTTTTTTATTAATTGTATCAGCACCAGCAGCTGCTAAAAGACCAGCGGTAATTCCTCCAAAAGCTTTTCCTTGCCAGTCTGCCTTGAATGCATCTTGTATATCATCAGGCATGTATAATCTAATTTGAGGAAAAGTTTCATCTCGTTTATATTCTTCATCATATCTACTTGAATTGTATTGAGCTAAAGTAGCATTCAATGCTTGATCATCATTTATGTCGCTTCTTCCTTGAAATGGAGGACGATAATTATAGAAGTCAAACATTACATAGTCAGAATCAAAACCAATTCTCATGTCAGCAGGAAATGACAAAGCCATCGGTGCTGGTGCTGCATCGTCACTTTCTACAACAGGTGCTTTAAAAGTTGGAGAAGATGGAGCATCCGATGGAATCTGGGATTTATCCACTCTAATCATTGCGTAAGCATCAGGACCCATCGCTGGATTTTCATCCTGCACTCTCCATGTGGGTCCTCCTTGATTTTTACCTCGGAACCTCCAGACATAATAACGTCCGTCAATACCTCTATAGTATCCTCCTGTTGGAAATTTTTCAGGAGCACCTTTATATTCGGTTCCAATTGGATCTACTGCCATTACTTAGCCATCTCCCTAGATTTTGTTGTTCCGTATCCTGTCACAACTCGTTGACCTCTGATTTTATCGTAGAAGTTTTCGTTTGTTTCTTCCCAGACATCTTCCTTTGGAATAGGAAATGCCATACCGTTCATGTCTTTCACAAAATCTTCTGTAGGTAAGAGGATAGCGGTATCCCACTCACTCGCAGCTAAATCTAATAACAAACCGTCAACATGGGGCTGTAGGTATTTATGGAAACATCTCTTAGGAAAGTCAATTCTACCTTGTAATAATTTCTTAGTAGCTTGAATTCTTTTCTTTGGTGTCAAATAATGTAGGTTAAGTCCCCAAAACTCACTCCTACTTGACTTTAAGACATACACAAGCGGAAATCTATCATAGTATGGTAACCATTTCATCTTTGCCTTGTATTCAAACATGTAAAGGTGACCTTGCACAGTATATCTACGAAGTTCATTGGCATCTTGCTCTTCTACAGCACCAACTCTGTCACTCTTCTCATTCAAGATATACTTATTAAAATTTTTCTTATATGCACTAGCTTCTTGCTTTACAGCAGCACGATACCATGCTAGTGATTTTTTTTCTCCTCCAGTTTTATTACTGATTCTTTCAAACAGTGTTTTATATCCTGGATTTGTGTTTATGTTATTGCGTTGTACAGACGCGAATCCTGTTGCCATTTTTTCATACTCCTAAATGATCCTCGGTTAGTATTAAGAAGCTCATCTGCCTGTCTTCACAATACTCACGAGCCGCTGACCATTTAGTTTGATTTTTGGCGTATGTTAATGCAGCATTACGATAGGAGGCAGTTCGTTTATTTTTTTCATTCGGTGGTTGTGTTTGCTTTTTGGGTTTTACTTCAATGATATACTTCGTGATCTTACCAGACTTTTCACGAACTTTAATCCAAAAATCTGGATAATATCTTCTCACTTTACCATCAGGAGCCCTGTATGGTATGATTATCTCTTCACTTCCCCACTGTAATATACTAGGGTTGTTGTCACAGAACACCATGAACTTTCGTTCCCATAGCGATCTATAAACAATATTTGTCGGATTGCCACGGTATTTCTGAGGATGTATAGGTTTATAATACCCAGAGTACGCCATAAATATAAATGATCCAACATAGGTATTTAGCGTGTCCTCCATTAATAATTTCTTAGCTACAATGAATGCGAATGGCGGAATGTCAATTGCTAATAGTTTTTTGGTTGAAATTTTAGAAAGTGACGGTAGACCTGCTGCAAATGGTATTTTTGAATTTTTATGTGATGAAGCACAACTTCCAAACGTACAGGCAGCAACTGGAACTATTGAAGGAAGATACACAGGTGAAGGTCAAGTAAACTATCCACATACTCGTGTGTTTACAGAGGTTCAACTCGGATTCCAGTGTGATGCCAACATGACGCCATTAAAGTACTTGAATCAATGGTATGGTAGTATTTTTGGAGAAGAACCATCATCAAAAGTTAGAACTGGAATTGATTCTTTACCTGGAACTCCTAATGATTCAAATAGAACTAACAAGTTGCAACTACCATCAACTTATTGTAAAACACTTAGAATTACAAAGACTGAAATAGGTCCTGAAGAGGTAGGTGGACTAAGACCTTCAATTACATACTTATTGGAAAGAGCATGGCCATTTGCTATTGACGCAGTGCCACTACAATTCGGATCCACTTTACTAACAAAAGTAACAGCACAGTTCTACTATACAAGACATACAATCATTAATAATGATATTACTGCTCTAAAAGTATTCAATGATGTTCAGAATGATATTCGTGTTACATAGCAAAATTGACTTTTCAATTCCATAAAAGCGGGAAAATTTTTTCCGCTATTTTTTTGCTTGAAAAGTCGCTAAATATAAATATGACCTTGGAGTAGATATTATGGCATTGCCAACCATGGATTTACCAACTTATGAGTTGGAAATTCCATCAACAAAGAAAAAGATTAAATTTCGTCCATTTCTCGTAAAAGAAGAAAAAGTGCTA